TGCCACTTGGGTTGAGCGTCTTTTGTCGCTTTGCGCTGCTACCTACCTTTCTTTCCTTTTCACCATTTGCCCCATTAATTACTGCAATTACAGATGGGGTTGAACGCTCGCCTTCCTCATTTACAATTGGTGTTGGCTTGCCATTTTCCATTACACAAGCAACTGAAAATGAACTTGCGAGGTCGATTCCGATTACTCTTTTACTCATTTTTTTAAATTGGTAATTAAATTGTTTTTAATTCAACAAGCGAAAGATAAGATTTTTTTTTATAATACAAAACTTTTTAATGTTAAAAAATCTTATAAAATTTTTACGGCTTTTTGAAATATTACTACGTGCAAAAGTATATATTTTATTTTTAAAAACGAAATAAAATTACAATAATTTTTCAAAAAAGTATTTATTATTGAGATAAATCCTAGTAAAAATGGTTGATAACAAGACGATAAATAAAATAATAACAGAGGTTTGCAAAAAATTTTGTAAATTAAAAGAGGTAAGATATATCGACAACTCAATTGTAAGTTATTATGGAAGTGTTTTAAAAAAAGACCAAAATGATGCGCTTTATAATCAAGAACCAATAAAAGATACAGATAAAATACGTGTATATCATGGTTGTGGATTTAGTACGGCAGTTGATATAGTAACAAATGGGTTAAGTGGGCAAGAATACCACCCAAGAAGATATTCTTATGAAAATGTAATGAATCCACTTGGGATATTTGTATCAATTTATTTTGATGTTGCACGTTCTTTTGGAAATGAATTTGAAACTAGTTGCGTTATAGAATTTACTGCTCTTGGAAAAGATTTGGAAGCACCAGTTTGGAATGGGCAAAATAATTATTTTGTACAAGGTACTAATCCACGCCCTTTTAATAATAAGGAAGAAAGAAACGCGCAAAAAGAGAAATATAGAAATGACGCATTAAACATTACTGATTATGAAGGTTGGGATTATAAGAAGCATAAGCCATTAACATTTAGTCGTGACTTTATCAGAAAGTCAGATAAACCAGAATTAGCGTTGAGTATTTTTGAAAAAGGAGAAAATCAAGCATTATACATGGGAGAATTAAACCCAAACCAAATAAAAAGGATTTGGGTGAGATTACGCTATCAAAAAACATATCAACCATATTCAGTAAAGGATTTTATTAGGATTTTCATTAAGAAAAATAAAGAAATAAAACCTAATAAACGAAAGTTATACTACGCAAACGAGGATTTTATTGGTTGGGATGATTTTTTTGATAGATTAAATGCGGATTCTAATTATAAGCAAAGCGATGAAGAAAAGCAACAAGTTTTAAGAGATATTGAGCAACATGATAATTTTAAACTATGTGTTTGTGACAATATGTTCCCAAAACAAATAATTCAAGCGTTTGGAAAAGAGTTTTTTGATGAATATTTCAATAGATTGGGTCAATAATTATAATTATTGACCCATTTATATCTCAATAATCCGCAATCCCATATTTTGTAATACCCTAATTCGCTAGTCAATTCACTTTCAGTTTTTTTGTTGTTTACACCATATCTTTTCAATAATAGTTTTTTTCTAAAATTAAACTTATGTATTCTTTCTGTTGGGTGTGATACACTTACATATCTGTAGTTTGGCTTAATAATCCCATCTAGTTCAAAACCTAATTTTGTATATAAATTATCATATCTATTTATCGTCCATCTTAAGTCAGCAAATGATTTGACAATAGTTGGATTATATTTTTTCACAAAGAATGAAAAGAGTTTACCACCAACACCAACACATTTGAAATTATTATCAGTTGCAAACCTATTTAAAATCCATTCATCTTTATATTGCTCAAAAGTCATTACACCAATTATTTTGTTTTCATAGAAACAGCCAATAGCAATAGAGCAGCCCTTATAGCCTTGTATATGGTTTTTATCTAGAAATTCTTTTGCAGAATCTTTTGAAACAAAATCAATGGAGCATTTTCTAGCCATTATTGTTTGGATGTTGTTGTCAGCATAAATTAATCTTCTAATTTTTGATAAAACTATTTCCTTATGCAGCAAATATTCATCTTCAAAAATTTGAATAAGTTTTATTCCTTTTTCATTCGCTTGCTCTGTTTTCATTAAATGATAGTTTCTATCCCTAAATTTTTCAGAATGCCATTTTAATCCATTATATTCAATTCCAATTCTTAAGTTTGGTAAATAAATGTCAATTTCAAGTCCATTCAATATTGTTCTATTTGAACGTTCAACATTTTCTTTACCAATTAGAGAACAAATATATTCATATAGTTCATTTTCACCTTTGGATTCAATAAAACCACATTTTGGACAACCATGCCCATGAAGATGGTCATATGGTTTTTGCCAAAATTCTCCATGTTTTGGACATATTATTTTGACCTTATCTTGCATTTTGTCATATTTGGTTTCGGTGTAGATATATTTGTCTCCGTATATTTTCTTACATCTCCTAATAAATTCTTCTTGTCCTATGTTTTTTTCTCTTGACCTTTTTCTTATTCCGCATTTTGGACAACCTTGACCTAGTAAATGTTTTGATGGTGTTTGCCAAAATTCACCATGTTCCCTACAAATTATGCAAACTTTATCATGCATTTTAGAAAACACAACCTTTGAATAATCATATTCATTCCCATGAACCTTTTTAAACATTTCAATGATTTCATTTGTATTTAACCCCTTACCACTACATTTTGGACAACCTTGACCTAATAGATGATTCATTGGTGTCATTGAAAATGCTCCATGCTCTTTGCATATTATTTCTACTTTTGTTTCTGCGTTTACATATTCAACGTTTTCATAAGAATATTTATTTCCATGTATTGTGTTTGCCTTTTCAATAAAATCTTCTTTATTGTTTCTGAATGTATCTCCCCTTTTCTTATTTGCACACTTTGGACAAGAGTTGCCTCTAACGTGGCCTTGTGGCGTTTGCCAAAATTCTCCATGTATAGGACATATAATGCAAACTTTCGTTATGCTATCAATATAATCTACTTTTGAATAATTATATTTGTCACCATGTACTTTTTTTGCTTTTTCTATGAATTTTTCCTTTTTATTCATCTAATATGTTTCATTTACTATTATAAATACTATACAAAAGTATAAAAAATATATAAAAAAAAGAAAAAAAATTAAAAAAAAATTATTTTTTGTATTTATATTAAAATAATAATATAATTTTATATTAAAAAATTAAAAATAATCTAGATTAAAAGAATATTGAAAAATGAGTGATTTACTATTAAAAACCCCGTTAAATTACGAACCACTAAGACAGAATAGATGGCTTTTTAGGTTTCCTAGTGACTTGGGTATTCAAGAATGGTGGTTGTCGAGTGCATCTCGTCCGCACATTGTACAAACAGATACTGAAATTCCATTTATCAATACATCAACATATGTAGTTGGACGTTACCATTGGGAAACAATTGCAATTACAATGCGTGACCCAATCGGTCCTTCTGCTTCACAAGCGGTAATGGAATGGGTTCGTCTTCACTCTGAATCAGTAACTGGTCGTCAAGGCTATGCTGCTGGTTATAAGCGTGATATTGAACTTGAAATGCTTGACCCAACTGGTGTTGTTGTATCTAAGTGGATTCTTAAAAACTGTATGTTAACTGATGTTGACTTTGGTAACTTGGACTATAATACTGATGACCTTGCTACTATACAAGCAACTTTGAGGTTTGATTATGCTGTTCTGGCTTACTAATCCTCTCATTAACAAACAGTTACGGCTTTTTGTACAAAAATATAAAAATAAAGTGTTACTATCTATAGTAGCACTTTTTTTGTATTTATGCATTATGAGTTTAAAAAACAATTTCTAATAGGTTGTATTTTAACTACAAAAAATATTTATTATAAAATAATCAAAATACATGGCTAAATATTTAAAGAAATTCAACACGCATAATGAGTATGAAGAATATGCAAGTGGTGGTTCAATGATAAAACCAAATGTGAGTTATTGCAATGATGATAAAGATATACACTTTAATAAATTTGAAACAAGAATTATTGCAAAACTAAATGTAACAAGTACAGAAAACCCAACATCAATATTAACTGCGTTTCCATTATTTAAAAGTATTGAAATTGATGGTATTTTACAACCACACGTAGTTTCAAGTTATGTATTTGACACGTTGGGTGAACATACTGTTAAATATACCCTTGTAAATGATACAACTATTGGTAATGCGGCATTTGTTGGCTGTTATAATTTAACAAGTGTAACTATTGGTGATAATATTACAACTATTGATACTGATGCATTTCATGGTTGTAGTGGTTTAACAAGTATAGAAATTCCTAACAATGTTACAAGTATTGGTAATCAAGTATTTCAAGATTGTTATGGCTTAACAAGTGTAACTATTAGTGATAATATTACAACTATTGGTATTGGAGTATTTGCTAATTGTAGTGGTTTAACAAGCGTAACAATACCAAATAATGTCACAGCTATTGGTAATGGAGCATTTGCTGGTTGTAGTGGTTTAACAAGTTTAACAATACCAAATAATGTCACAACTATTGAATATGGTGCGTTTAGTGGTTGTACTAGTATTTTAACTGCAACAATAGGAAGTGGTGTTACAAGTATTGGAAGTTGGTCGTTATATGGTTGGTCTAATTTAACAAGTTTAACATTTAATGCAAGTTGTGGTGTTCCTAGTACATTTGGAGGTTCGCATAATTTGAAAGAGGTTATAATTGGTGATAGTGTCACAAGCATTGATACTAGTGCATTTGGAGGTTGTAACAGTTTAACAAGTATAACTATTGGTAATGGGGTAACAAGTATTGGTAATAGCGCATTTAATTCTTGTGAAAGTTTAACAAGTATAACAATACCAAGTGGTGTTACAAGTATTGGTGATGGCACATTTGGAGGTTGTAGAAGCCTTCAAATCATAACATCTCTTGCAACAACAGAACCACATATTACTCCAAGAGTATTCGAAAATATTAGAGCAAATGGTACATTATATGTACCAAGTGGTTCTGATTATAGTACCTGGATGGGAAGTGGTGCTTTTTATTTAGGTCTTTATAATTGGACTAAAGTTGAACAATAAAAAAGGAAATAAGAAATGAAATCAAATATAATAGATTACATTAGCAAACTAGAGTCATATAAAACAGCAATAAAGAATTATCATTGGTCTAGTTCTTGTATGTCAGAACATAGGCTAATGGATGATATTGCAAGTTCAGTATCAGATAACCAAGATGAGGTTGCTGAAATTTCACAAGGTTTATTTGGTCAAATAAAGAAGAACGAATTAAAACCAACCAAGTATGAAATTTCAGATAGTAGAAAACTTCTTGAAGATATTATATCCGATACAAATAATTTTTATAAGACAATTGATGGGGATATGTTTATAGGGCTTAGAAGCGTCATAGAAGCGTTTCTAGGCGATTTAAATAAGTTTCAGTATCTTCTTACCCTTTGTTTGAAAGAAGACGTTAAAAGGCGTTTAAAGAACAAATTGAATGAATCAAGATTTTTTCTTTAATTCTTCAACAAGTTTATCAGCATAGCCAACAGCAATATCTGCAATTTGTTTTTTAAATAAAAATTGAAATATAAAAACCATTAGTGAACTGCTTAATAATGCATTCATTGCATTCATTGCTGCGTTAATTCTTACTTCTTCCCAATTTATTTTATTTTCCATGTTATTTTTTTGACATAAATAGGGATTTAACAAATATTTATGTGTAAACAACAGAAATATTACAACATGGCAAAATGGCAAGATAAAACTTCTCCTAAACCAAAAGAGAAGAGGAAAGATAAATCAAGTAGAAGAAATAGGTTTTACGATTATGGTATATATGATGAAGATTACTTATTAACGTTTCCAGAAGAAACTAGAAATACAATTAAGGCGATTCAGCATGAAATAGTCATGGAGCATATGAAAACCCAAAATGTATTGGGTAATCATATTACCGAAGAAACTGATAGGGCTATTCAAGAAGTAAATGACAATACAGATACTAGGGCTAGTGA